TCGTCCAACGCTTCGTTGCCTTCGGCGTGTATTTCCACCACCAGCTCTACGCGGCGCCTGTATTCCCTGGGCGCTTGGTTAAAGATCTCTGCCGACTCGTCCATCGTGTAAACGATGATCGCCGGCAACTCGCTCTGCCAGCCGTTGGAAATGAGCGGCGCCACGCGGCTGGCATAGACACTGGCCCCCACATTGGTGGCACCCAGCAGCACCGAAACGGCCTGTTTGCGGATCAGTTCTCGTGGGTGAGCCATATTTAAACCTTGCGAAGGAACAGCATTACGCCCGCCACGCCGTCCGCCTGCACGTCATGGATCTTGTACAAAACGCCACGCGCACGGACGCGGTCCCGGTTCGTCGGCTCGTTCGGCAAGTCAATGACTCGAACGCCGAGGATGGGATTGTTTGAGGAAACCGGAGCGCCTGTCTCAGGATCGACGGCAACGTGAGCGCTATCGAACACGGCCTGGTCCAGCGGCAAGCCCGGCTCGACTCCATCGGTAAGCCAGTACACAGCGCCCAATGGATCAAGCGCTGCTGTCGGCTCACTGAAGGTGCGGATCGAAACGCCGAGCATGCGCTGGGCCATTGAGGCCCAGCCCATTTACGCCACCGCCGCCGGCGCGGATACGCCGTTCAGGCGGCAGGCGCCGGTGGCGGATGGGTTAGCAGCAACCTCTGTCGCCATACCCACCAACACCAGGCCGGTGGCCGACACGTTCGTCAGGGCTCGGCTGGTGGTGTTCATGTAGATCGGGTCACCGATTGCCCAGGCCTGGGCGCTGATTTTGTTCAGGCCGAACACGCCGTCGAGCTTGAGCACCACCGGTGCAGCGGCTGCTTCGGTAGTAGCAGCCACGCCGACAATCGAACCGACTTTGTAGAGCTCGCCCGAAACAGTGCCGCCGGCTGGTGCTGGAACAGTCAGGCAGTCGCCGTGCTGGATGAAAGTCTTCATGCAAGGTCCCCTTTAGAGACAAGAACTGAAAAACAAAAAGGGCGCCACACGGCGCCCTTTTGGGTTTGGATCGAACGCCTGGGTTACGCGCCCGGGTTCTTGTATGCGCCGCGGTAGTCGATCCAGCCGGCGCCGAACACCAGGCGGGCTTTGATTTCCATGCCGTCTACTTCGAAGCCCTCGCGGGTTTCGGTGAACACGCCCTGCTCGCCTTCGAGGTAGGCATATTCAAAGGTGTCGATGGAACCTGGCGCAGCGAACAGATACCACTGGTTACCAGTGATGCGGGCGTCGACGATCACGGACAGCGAGGCGTTGCGCACATCGTTGATGTCAGCGTTCTTCGCCGGCACGTAAACCGAGCTGGTGAACTGGAAGGCTTCCAGCTCCTTATCCGGACCAACAACCAGGAACTCCGGCGACAGGTTGAGGAACTCGCCAGCTTTGGATTTCTGCTTGCGCATGGCGGCGCGAGCGGCAGCCAAGGTAGTGGTGTTGATCGCACCGCCACTGCCCGCAACGTTGCCGTGGCTTGCGTCGTAAAACGGTACGCCATCAGCGAAGTTCGGGTTACCCAACAACAGGGCCCAAACCACATTCGACTCAGTCGCGGCCGCCGCATTACCCAGCGCAGCCGGGATGCGGGTGAGCGCGCCAAGGTCATCGTTCACAATGGTTTCCCAGGTGAGTGCGATGATCTTGCCGAACTTGGCGACTTTGATAGGCGCCCCGTCCTCGGACAGCGTGCCGTACTTGTACTCGCCGTGTTCTTTGACGGCTTCCAGTGCGGAGATATCACCCAGAGCTGCGCGGGTTACGGCGCGGAAGTCCGGTACCGTGGTCTGACGACCCAGCGGGCGCCAGGTTTGAGGGGCATTGGCGTAAGCATCACGCAGGGTGCGGTTCACAGTGCTACCGAGCAGCAGCGGGAAGTCGCTGGTGCTGTGCATGCCGGCGGCGCGCACTGCTTGGCGATCACAGCCCAATGCTGCGCGGGCCAGTTCCTGCGGTGTCATGCCGCGCGCGTTACCGCCAGCCATCTCGACGAACTCACGAGCCATATCCACCAGGCGCATGCCACGGAACTCGCGGCCCGCGTCTTCCAGCTTGACGGTGGCGTCGCAGCGGTGCAGCAAAGCATTCTGCATGGCAGAGCGCTTGGCGTTCAGGATGGCGACATCCTGTCCACCGTTAACAATGGTTGGCTGGCTGTTGCGAGTCTGTGGCTGGGTGTTGTTCTGCGTTTCAGCGATCTTGTCGATCAGCGCTGCGCTGGCTTCAGCAACAGAAACGCCGCGGGCAACCAGGTCTTCGACGAATGCCTCGTCGTTCAGTTTCACCTTCTGCGCCATGCTACGAATAGTCAGGCTGCGTTTACGCTCCGACTCTTCCGCCTGACGGCGAATGGTTTCCTCGGCTGCGCGTTTCGCTTCTTCCGCCGCGCGCTTCTCTTCTTCGGTCATTGCATCATCCTCTGGGGTCGTAGGCACGGCGGCCGTTTTTCCGGTTGGCTGATTTGCCTCCCGAACTTCAAAAATGGTGTGGAATCTTTGGCCTTCGTATTCGGCCGGGGTTTTGGCGCTGCGCACCTTTGCGCCGTCATCGAAGCCGATCGGGACGAGAGACAGCTCCAAAGGCTCCCAATCGACAGCTCGGTAAGTGGGGAGCTTGTCGTCTTCCTCCTCCACGACTTCGTACCGGTGCACCGCATAGCCGACGCTGATGTTTCGAAGGATGCCGTCAACAACGTCCTTGAAGACCACGTCAGCGTCTTCACGCTTGCTGAACCGAACCAAAGCGTGACCTTCGCCACCATCGAGCCAAGCTCGCTCTACCACGGCGAGTACCGCACTCAGCTGGTACTGGTTGTGGGTGTCGAGCAGTGGCGCGCCGTTGTTGAGCCGATCAAGGCGAACCGCACCCTCGCTGACATCAAGCTCTTCCATGTAGCTGCCGACATCCCATGACCAGCGCCGGCCTTTAGCGCCGGTCGTCCAGGTCAGTTCGACGGTTCGCGCGTCAATATCGACCGAGCCAGGCCGCACGGCAGCACGCAGGCTGAGCATCGGCGTCTCATGTGTCTTGCGTGTCATCACCTGGTTCGGAGTTGGCATCGTCTGGTTTCTCTTCGTTTGATGGTGGCTGACTGGGCGAACCTGCGGCCGCTACTCGGCGCGGGTCGCAGTCCAACACCAACCCGTACTCGTCGATCATGTCGTTTGCTTTCTTGATTTGTTCGGCGTGCCGCTTGGGGTCGGTGATGCCAAGTTCGCGTAGAGCGTCTGGCCAGGTAGTCAGGCCGTTGCGCACGCGAGTGATGACGTTCTCTGTTTCCGCCTTCGGGTCTACCATGTCGCGGCGAGGCGGAACCCAATAGGCCTTCACGTCGTCGGTGACTCCACCAGGGAGAAGCACCTGCGCTTCCATAAACCAGCGCCAAACCTGATCGCACAACTGAGGGATCAACATGCGCCACTGCCAAACGTCGACCCGCCGCGCGAAGTTCAACCACCCCATTCGACCGCTGGAGAAGTTGACGCCCTTTAGGTCACCGGTGAGCAACTCATAGGGAACACCCAAGCCGACCGCCATTGCGTGCAGCTGTTGCCAGGAATACGTGGTGTACCCATTGAACGTTGGCGGTGTGCCGAAGCTGACGCTTTCCCCGAACCCAAGCTCCTGAACAATGCCCGGCTCTACCCGGTCAATGAGCGGTGGCTTCTTGCCGCCAGGTGTACTGGTGTTTTCGTCCTTGGTGACGAACGCGGCGAAGCAGGAGGCGATCTTCGCCTGCTCCATCACCGCATCTTCCATTTCGTCGAAGTTGCGCATTCGCTGGATGACAGGTGCCAGCCAGCTATAGCCGCGAGCTTGGCCTGGGCGTTTGCGGAGGAAGACGTGAATCACATCCTCGGCGGGCACCCGGCGCGATTGCAGGGAGCCCCACACAGCGTTCGCACCAGGATGCTCATCGAACAACCAGTACGCGACGCGGCGGCCGAGGGCGTCGAACTCTACGCCCTGAATAATCCGGTTGAGCCCGACAATGTCCGCCTTAGACTCATCGAGAAAGTCAGCCTCAAGCACTTGCAACTGGACCGGGACCGGCAAGCCGTCAGAACTGAAGCGCCGGCGCCGGCGAACCAAGCACTCACCGCTTTCTGCAACGGCCTCCATGATCATGTGCTGCAGGCCGTAGAAATTATCCAGCCCGTCAGCATCACAAACGGTGGTCTCGGCCCAGGCCTTCCACAGATCCATAAGCCGTAGTCCATCGCGATCCCGCTTCGCCAACGGCAACGGCACAATGCCAGCGCCTACAGCGTTGTCAGCAATGCCCGTGATTCCGCGCTCGCCGAAAGGATTGTTGCGCCGCTGGTCACGAGCGCGGTTGCGTAGCTTTGCCAGGGCCGGAGCGTTCTCAACGTTCGCATCGGCACCGGTGGCCCGCCATCCATCATTGCGCCGGCCGCCTGCTGCGCCCTCAAACCGCCGCTCGATCATCTTGAGCGCCATGTCCGTACGCGCCTTTTTCAGCCGCATCTCGGAGCGCTTCGCCGCATACCCAGGGAACAAGCTATCGAGCATGCTCATGGGCAATATCCTTTGGAGAATGAGGTGTAACGGCGCCCGCCGTCGTTGCAGGCGTTCAGCCCCAGTTCGGTGGCCATGTGCTTGAGGATCCGCATCATCTCGTCGAGTGACCGATAGGTGACGCTCTTGTCGGCGTACCGGACCGACAACGCCCCTTCAGCGATTGCCGCCTGCAGGGCGTTGTATTGCTCGATCGTGTAGGCCATCAGTTTTTATTCCAGTGAGAGGATTTCTTGCGCGGCCGTTCTTCGGCATCCGGTTCGTTGCCCCCAGTGACAGCAGCAACCAACAGATCGAGGTCGAGCCCGAACCGCTGCTGGCAGATGCGCAGTGCGGCGAGCGCGTACACGAAGCAGTCGAGGGCCTCGTTTCGGCGGCCACCACTGTCCCAGCGCATCACGCGCTTGCCTTTGGATATGGCTGCCTTTTTCTTTTCTGAGGTGAGTTGCTTGACCTCCGACTCATCGCAGATCGTGTCATTTGCCGGAAGGTGAACAACACCTGGCTGAGACACGCCTGCCTGTGAGGCAGCTGTATCGACAGGAAGCACCATGCGGCTGTAAAGCAACTCTTTCGCGTTGTCGGTGCCCACCTCGGTGAGGAAGACCTTGTGCACCTTGTTCTTCGTGCGCGGGAAGTTCGCGATCGGCTTGCCGTAGATGGTCGCACCACGGATTGGCACGACCCAGTGCACGCCATGCTTACGGCTTTCGGCGTACACCTCGTCGGCATAGTGGCCGCCGGCGTCCCACGTCCAGCGCTCAACCTTCATGACGGTGCCGTCAACCCGGGTGAATTGCCGGTGCAACTCCAGCCCCACCTTGCGGCGAAGCTCTTCGCTGGCCGGGTCGCCCATCAGAATGAAGCGATGGACCAGCCATGCCTCCTCGCCTGGGCCGAATGCCCAGACACGCCCCTCGAAACGGTCGTCCTGGGTATCGATGCCACCAACAAGAACAAGGCCAAGGGCCGGGACCTGCGGATAGACTTCGCGGCGCCCGTACAGAACTTCGGAGTCGAGCTTCTCGCCCTGGTCGTCGTCCCACGTTTCGCCGCGCGTGGTGTTCATGAAGGTGATCAGCTTTGAGACATCGCCTTTCACCTTCAGCCATTCTTCCGCCAGGCTGAGCCAGGTACTCCAGGTGCTGTAAATCGCCCAGATGCTGAAGCTGACGGAGCGCGGTGTGCGCATGATTTCGCCGTCAACCCCAAACCAGTCCATCCCGTCACGGGTCCATATGCCGGTGTGCTCGCAGATCCAGCGACCGGTCTTCGACGCCTCGACCATCTCGTTGTGCCATATCACGCAAGCTGCGTGCTCGCACAAGTACCAAGCTTTTTCAGCCTCGCCGAGTGCGTTCTTTTCCCACTTCAGGCCGAATTCGCAATCCTTGCCACCCCACTTGAGCGTCTGCTCTTGGTGGCAGTGCAGGCAGTCGATGTGAAACTTCAGCAGGTATGGCGACTCCTCGACCGCCTTGGTGATCTGGCAGGAGCCGACACGCTTTGGCGTTGAGCCACGAATCGACTTAGGGTAGATCGCACCATTGAGGCGCTTGTCACCCAGGGTGATCGGCGAGCCCTCACCTTCGACGCTCTCGTCGAAGTTGGACAACTCGTCGTAGATCACCTCGTCGGCTGACTTCTCGCGGTAGTTGCGCGAAGCCTTGCCGCCCCGGATCCAGAGTGTCCGGCGGTTGGCGAATATCTTCTGGTCGAGCGTGTTGTCGCTGTGCTTGCGGCCGAACCACGGCGCCAGGTCACCCACCGCAGGTACGTCGCGGATCATGCCGTTGACGTGGCTCTTGCTGATGTCCTCGGCGTCCGGGTCGGTCGGACTCCACATCATCACGTTGCGGCGCTTGTGCTGAATCTTGTAACCGATGTTCGCCATCAACAGCTTCGTGTAGCCGATTCGCGCCGACTTGATGAAGTTGACCACGTTGATCAGGTCGTTGCCCATGCTGTTCAGGATTGCAACCTGGAACGGCTCGGTCGTCCACTTGCCCTCGTTGTAGGAGGACTCAGCCGACATGTAGAAATTCTTGTCCGCCCACTCGACGGCGGTTTGCGGGGGTTCTTTGTAAAGCGCCTGGAGTCCTAGCTTGATCGACTTGCGCAGATCATTCAGCCACGGACTCAGCGTACTCATCTAATAATTCCGGAAGTTGCTCGCCAAAGCTGGCGGCAATATTTCGAGCAAGCGCAATCTCCCGCTCGACCGACTCGATGATGCGAGGGTCAACCTCCGGGTGGCGTCGAGTGACGGTCTTGCCGACGGTGTCCAGTTTCGAGCCGATCTGAGCGGCGATTTTTGCCAGGGCAAATGTAGCGAATGGAACGGGCACGAGCTGCTTGTCCAGCACCAGGTTCTTCTTCTCCTGGGCAATGCGCTGAGCGGCGGTGAGGCCGCGGCGCTCTTCGAGCAGCTTGTACTCGATCAGCGGATCGAGACCTTCGGTTCCATCCCCCGCCGGTTGTTGTTTCCGCTGCGCGTGTTCAACGCGGTTTTCCACCACGTTCTGTACGGTGTAGAACGCCTCTCGACCGATGCGTGCGACGGGCGCAACTCCCCATTTGTCAAAGGCTTGCGGGGAAATCCCGAGGCTCGAAGCCATCTCGGATTTGTTCAACCACCCGCGCTGTTTGGTTGTTTCGTTTTTGGCCATGATTAAACAACAACCAACCGTGGGAAAAAGGTCATACATATTTGGCGCGCGGGGCCCGAATTACCCGCATGGGGCTGGGGGCCGGGGAAGGACCCAAAGGGGGGGTGGGTGCACCATCCAGGGGCGCCCACCGCCGTCCATTCAAGAACTCCTATCGTTTCGTCGCCAGTGCCGTGTCCATTGCGCTTTGGAACTCACGAACCCTGTTCGCTTTCACGATGTTGTCGGCGATCTTGTAGAACGGGAGGATGACTCGGTAGCCAGGCTCCCCATCACTGAAGATGAACACCGGCCGAACCGCATCACCCCACGCCGTCTTCTTCCGCTCCCACACACCCTGAGTGCCGTCGACTTCGCCGGCGAAATACTTCTGGGCATTGCCCTTACGCTTACTGCGTTTGCTGCCTGTGGCGTTGGCCTGCACACCACTGACTGTCTCGGCCGCACCAAGGCCCGACAGGATCTTCATGATCGTGCCGCGCGGTACGTTACCGAACTGATTGAGTGCTGATGCTGCTGGAAGTGCGTACTGCCCAGGCTTCATGATCCCTTTTGCGATCAATGCTTTCTCGAACCGCTTATGAGGTCGGCGACCACCCTTCACTGCCTGCTGCAGGTAGGTGTCAGCCGGAACGCCTGATGTCCATGCGTCCTTGAAGAACGTGCGGGCTTCTGGCTTACCAGGCTTTGCAGGCTTCACGTAAAGACTATTCAGGGTCGTTGTAGTAGGCCTATCAATGCGGGCCTTCAATACCGACAACTCCCCCTTCTTAACCAGCACAGCCAGGCGCGTAGCCATCAACGCAAAGGCGAAGGGCAGTTGCTTTTCACCAACCGTGCGCAACGCCTTCGATAGCTCTTCGATATTGGTTCGAGCGTCGATCTGAAGCATCTGAGGTCACCGTGGCTGACTACTTGCTCTGGCTGCGCTTGATCTGGGCGTCTACCTGGTCAGCGCACGTGTCGAGCAGGTTGATTGCCCTGTCCTTCAGCTCCCACACATCGCCATTCAGGCGAAGGTCGGCGGGATCCTCATCAACTCGTTCGCACGGGATCAGTTCAGGGGCTTCCAGCCTTACGGCCTGGGTCTTTGTCACTACTACCGGCTTTGCCGCGCAGGCCGTCAGGCAGAGGCTGAGCAGCCCAATCACG